GCCTCCGCCTGCATTAGCGGGCGTTGATGTTAAACTATTATAGGTCCCGGCTGTTACTACAGATGCAGTATAGTTGTCTGTTGTGACTCCGACTTGCTTGAATTCGAACAGTACTTTTGAATTTGGAACTAGGTTAATAGCAGGAGTTGTATAGTCGAAGAATAGAGTAGATCCGGAAATTAGGATCGGGTTTATGGGAGAAGAGCCTGCTGGTAGGAGCGAGAATACTGTAGGGAAGGGTGCGCTAGCGGAATATAGGTAAGGATTCAGCGCTGCATCAAAACTGTAAGGTACGTAAAAAGATCCGTTTCCGGTTGTTATAGAGCACATCGTCAAAGCGGTAGAAGAGTCTCCTATATTTGAAGTGTTTAATACGCCGTTTATATAAAGATCGTAGGGACCATAAACTGTTGCAAATATTTGATCTAAAGAGAAGGTTCCTGAGGCGTCGTCTGTTGTAGTATATAAAGATCCTGTTGTATGACCTCCGGGCTGATTTACAGATGTAAAAGTCTGAGTTTGTAGGGATCCTATCAGTGAGGTTCCGTTCAAATATGCACCCCATGAAAATGATGCACTTTGCACTCCGAATGTTTGTGGATTAGGGAACTGGATGTTTATTCCGAACTTTGCAGTGAACGTTCTCTGACCGGCAATAGAGGCGGTGTAGCTAGCCCAGTTGTCTACAGATCCTGTTGTAAAATCTGCGCTAACGGGATTCTCTCCGTCAAATAGTCTATAGATATTACCTTCTCTAATAGAGTAGTCGGTAATAGAGGCTGAATAATAAGGATTTGCTCCTCCGCTTATAAAGGCGTTAGGTGATCCCGTATTAGTTCCGATAAAGGTTCCTGTTGTACTGCCGCCTACGTATTCGAAATATAGTCTACCAGATCCGCTAAAGTAGAGCTGAGGGGTATAACTGTATCCACTATTGTAGATAGCTTTTATTCCGTCAGTACTTACCTGGTTACTAAATTTTTTATTATCAAACTGCTTTACAGTTGCGGTAGTACCTGCTACAAATATGTTTTGAACATCTTGCCAGTTTTTGTTATTCTGGTTTAATTCAAATAATCCGCCTGATACGTCGGCTAAATACGCAAAGGCGACATTCACTCTTCCGGGAAGGAATGAGCTAGTTGCTACCTGTGTAAAATAGCCTAGTTTATTAGTATAATAGTTAATTACAGGGTCGTTTCCGTAAGATACATCGCTAGCCGAAGAAGAGTTATATTGTCCGGATAAATAGGAGCCGCTGTATCTCGGGATAATGTAAGAGCGTGCAATGTGATTATAATCCTGTATATAGGCGTATTGTGAATATGGTTGCTTGCTCTGATAAATATTACCGTATAAGACTGTTTCGTCTATAGATTGTGTAATAAGACCATAGTTTACTGGTGCAAACTGGGTGGTGTTGAAATCTAAATCTAAAAATCTCTGAGATCTTACAGGGACGAAACTATTATTTAGTAATGGACTTACTGAATAAGTGAGAAACATTATATTTTCTCCTCCGTGTTGTGACGGAGCAACAGAAGAAGTCCATGGGTAGATATAACTTGATACTTCTTCTTGTGAAAAATAATTAGTAGTTGCTTCAATATAACTACCGCTAAACTCACCTGTGAATTTTTGAATATCGTTTGATGAGCTCATATACACAATACCTAACGATTGAGTAAGAGCCATCGATGCAGTTCCGTTATACTGTATTGGTATAGCCTGTACATATGCTGTACTACCTGTTACCGCTCCTCCGTCAGATCCAGTTACGGACAGTAGATAATAGTCTGCATCAAAAGAAGAAGTAGACCAAGTAGGTTCATGTCTTGGGTACTTGTTTCTCTCAAGCATATGAGATTTAATAACGATACCTGTATCGGCGCTAGCTCTCGCAGGTACCCAATCCCTCAACATCTTAAATAAAGAGTTATTATAGAATTTAATAACCCTAATAAAGTCCCAGACATTATACCTACTTGTATATTCGGCGTCAAAGTATGTATTGGCTAGGTCTACAAGAGGTATGTAAGAACTTGAATACTGCAGTATAGGGTTTCCGATTAACTGCATTATATTGAAATAACCGGGCTGTGTAGACGAGGTTACATATCCTGAAGAGGTAATACTTGCGTTAATAGAGTCAGCGGGTGAGAATCCTGCTTGTACTGTATTTGAAGTTTTTTCTAAGTCGTTTGAATAATATTGAATCGTAGAGAAGGGAGATAATAAGCTACTAGATATTTGAGCAACACTTCCCGTAAGAATTCGTGTGTTGGAAATTTCTTGTATACCGGCTACGTCTAGGTAGTTGTATCCGCCATATTCGTGTGTCTGTAGGATTTCTGACGGTACTCCATAAGTTGCAATTAAGGCTTTAATACCTCTCTCCGTACCTCTTGTTTTAAGTAAGTAAGGTAGGTTGTGGTAAAGACGTTTATAGATCTCGTCTTGTATTTGTGTACCCGGTAGGGTTGGGAATGGATTTGCAATAGCTATAGCAGCGGCACCGTATACTGTTGTTCCGTCATAGAGTGAATTAACATCATCCCAGAATCCTACATAATCGGCGTCAGAGTACGGGAATGTAAGTACATATCTGAATATTAATTCTTCACCGACTGGTGGTAAAAATAAAGATGAGCTTAAATATAGATCAGTACTTGCAGTTACACTTCCTGAAAAAATTGTACTTCCGGAAGGGTATATACTACTGCTTGCGTAAACTACTCTTGAATAATCGCTAGAGGTTACTGGTAAATTAGATCCGGTTTCGTTTATTCCTAAGAGGGAATAATAGAGGTTATCTGTAACGCTTGTATTTGTATAAAGTTTTATTCCAAAACTCTGCAAGGCTTCAGATACTTGGTCTAATGAAATACCTACGAAAGGATTATTTTCTGCCGAGTAGCGGTTACTTAAATCTTTTTGATAGATCCAAATATTGTCGAAATGCTGACCTATCATGTTAAGGAAAGTAACATAAGGTGCATTAGCACTATCATCTAAAATATACTGAGGGGTAGCGTAAACTAACCAGTCCTTATTTTGATCATCGTAATAAGAAGATGACCAATACATACTCATACTTTCCTCTGTCGGTACAGTAGAAGGGCTTCCTAGCCAGTTTACTGCCTCGGATGATGTTACAGAGTATAATCTATAAGGGATAGTATTATTTTCTTTCGGCCAGCTAGTTGATCCTGAGTTAAAGTATAAGTAATACTCCCATCCGTCGAAATTAGTTATTATACTATCTATCTGCGCTTGGAGAAGTATCTTAGCCTGTGTAGTATTGTTTTGCTCCAGTCCATAGGAGGCGGATTCTATCTGCTGAAGTTTATATACGAAATTATAAAGTCTTTCAGTTGCAGAGGAGAAATGAATAAAGTTTTCAAGGTTACTATAATCGGTATTTATCTGTATACCCTTTTCATTCATTAAAGACTTCAACTGCTGAAACGATGAAGTAACAGTTGTAGCGAAAAGGCTTGCGTAGTTATAGTAGGGAGTAGTTTGACCGATTCTATCAGTTATGGAAACTTTAAAATTCGGTCCTCTTATTCCGGCAGTGTCTGGAATTGCTTCCGGAATTATGTTTATAGTAACGTTAAATTCTGCAGGATTGGCTGTTGGAGTTACTACCCAGAAGGTTGATTTAGTATCAAACTGAATTGGGAGTGGTTCGTAGAGCTTAAAGATAATATACGCTACTCCCCCTTCTTCTACATAGACAGCATTGACGCCAATTATCTGTACATCGTCGCCGAAGTTTAAATAGAAAGTAGGATAGTATGCATCTGCAGTTAGTAATGCATTAAAAACTCCGAAAGCTTCAGCTAGTTGCGTATTAGAAAGATCTTGACGAGCTACCTTGATCTCTGTTCTGGAAGTAGAAATTTCTTTAATCCAAAAATTTTGGACAGGGTTAGCGGCGGAAAGTAATTGTCGAGTAAAGAAGTTATACTTTACATCTACAGACCCTCTATCAAACCCTAATAGCTTAGCGTCTCTTTCAGGGTCTAGGTATAACTGTTGAGTAGTACCAGTGACAGGATCTACGATGCTCCCTATATCATATTGGGTCGTATAATAGCTTCCTCCAATTACCGTACCCCCTAAATCTTTTACAAAGTATTCTATATAATCATTCGGTCCTCCAAAATTCGCAGTGATTAGTGCAGTATTAATCAAAGCGACATCTTCCGGAGAGTAATTCTGGTATTGTCCGTCTGATCCTATGTACCTTACATCTACTGTTTCCATTATACTGTGTTAGAGAGACTCAAAATGTTTGTATTAGCTTCGAGAAGTTGTTGTCGGAGTGAGTTTATCTCTTCAATATAAGCTCTTTCATTGTCAGTTAAAACTCCTCCACCTAAATATTCTGTACTTCTTGCAACAATATATTCATGTGAGTTTATTTCCCCTGTTGCAGGAATGTCGAAAAATAGTTCGTTGTATAAATCGAAAAATTCATCTACAGTAATCTGTTGCGAGGGTGCAATGGAGGCTGAAGGTGGTGTATATAATTCGGAAAAAGAAGTATCCACTACTCTTGTAAAAGTATTGCGTCCGTATACCTCCTTTACGAGTCTAACTTCTTGAGCCATTATTCTACTACTTTAAAGATTAAATTTTCGTTAGTATAAATTACTTCTTCGCCTGAGGGGAGAATAGTTTTAATTAAAATCTTATAGAACCTGTTTACTTCAAGTCCGCTAGTATAGAGAGTAAAGTAATTACTTTCAGTATCGGCACTAAGCTTAGTATAGTTACTATCAAAATCTACCACTACCTCGTTAGTTTTATAATCCATTAAGGACCAAAAACTGCTGGAAGGTAAATAGAGCTGTGTTAGGTAAACTGAAGAAGTTGTAAATTGACGTGCAGGATAAGTGGCTCTTACTCCAGTTCTTACTTTGTATATTTCATTCTGCCTAAACTGTCCCGGATTGTTTTGTAATACTATAGTTATTTGATCATTTGTTGCAAGTCCATAAGATCCAGTAGGTCCATAGATAGCGTCATCCCACTTAAATTCAATATTTGGAGGATAGATCGTATGCGTATCTACAGAGAAAAATTTAAGATCTACATAAGAGGCTGTGTTAAATTCTATAGCGTCGGGATGCTTAACAATTACACCGTAGTTACTTAGAGATCCGCTAAACCATCCATCGACCATGTTAGTAATATCTGCGTTAATATCCTTATTGGACATATAGTCGAAAAACTGACTAGAAGATACGGCAGAACTTGAAATATAACTACTCCCCGTTATTGTCCATGGTGTTGAGTTTTGATAAGGTCCAGTATAGTCCCAGCTTACACCGTTTCTAGACTCAGGAACTTGGGCGTATTGGCCGGTCCCCATTACCCAGGATTGCGATAGCGGGTATAAATCCAACGAATAAGTCGTATTTAAATTTTGTGCAGAAGCAAGATACATTCTTAGGTTTGCTTGCCAAGATCCACTTACTGCTGTTAATGCAAATGTTTTTAATTTTGCAATATCGGCTGGAGAGAATTGTAATAAAGCCCTTCTAACATCTAGCTGAGAAAAATAAGCATCAGTAGTCGTATAGTTTCCTGCAGCAGCTAAGTCGTAGTTGTAATATGGGTTTTCAGTCAAGCCGTTTCTATACAGGAATCTTGTTCCGTCTTGAGAGTTTTTAGCAGATACTTCTAAAATAGGATCTCGTCCCGTATTTTTTGACGGGTAACGTGAGTATATTGTAGAGTCTGCGGATGTAAATATTTGATATACTGCCATATTATTAGAATGTTACTACACGTCCTTGAATATCTGTATCGGGGTATTTAACTTCAAAGATGCTTGGATCAAGTGAAGGGTAAATAACTCCGTTCAGAGTTGCTGCTGATATGTCATAACTGTATTGAGAATAACCGGCATTAGTTCCTGCGATATTATTAATAGTGATTTTCTGTACAGTCTGAACACCTGGTATTTGATCAAGAAGAGTATAAATCTCAGAAAGAATAATTGGTTGATTCATTTGCCAATTCTCTCTTGCAAAATAAGCTTTTAATAAAGTTAAACATCCAGCAATAACGTCTCTTGATGTATAATTTGGTCTTATAACAATATCAAAATTAACTTGGATATTAATAATATAACCAGGTTTTAAGATAATTGTATCTGTGAGCATTCTATATTGCTCAAGATAGATCTGTATATTTTTTAACAGAGCAGTTCCAGGAACGGTAAAGGTACCGTCTGCATCATATCCTAACAAGTAAAGAGATGTAGCAAGAGGGTCTCTTTCTCCTGGCTGTCCTACTTGATACTCTGCAAATGTTGCTGTGTCTTTTGTAACGTAAGCTTTAGCTACCTGTCCGAACTTAGGAGGCATTCCTAGGACTGTACCTAAATAATCTTGCTGAGTTACGGCTCGCATCTGGGAGGGAAACTGGGCGAGGGTATTTAATTTTAAACTTTCAGGGGTATCACCGTCGCCTCCTCCGATTGCTGGTACACTATTATTTACCGCTAGTGTGTTTTGTATAGTAGCAGCTGTAGTTGGATTTGTAGGGTTCGGAAACGATGTAGTCGACGTAACAATATTTGTTAGTTCATTAACTCCTACATTTGCTGCAGCCCCTCCTCCTGTCAAGTACTGTACTGTCAGAGTTGTGTTGAAAGGAGCAATACCGTAGGACATATTTGTCACAAAGTTTGTAGGATCATAAGCGGTATTAAGCATATCTATACCGTTTACCGTACCTATTCCTACATTAAAAGGATTGGGGATTGAGCCAGATACAGCCTGTATTCCTGCGCCAAACTCTAACTGTAAGGTTGCTTGAGTATTGAATCTAGATACAAAGCGGAAAGGCGTTTCAATTCTCTCTAAAATATAAGGGACTTCATTAGCCTCCTGATATAACTGTGGATAACTTAGGGCAGTATTAGCTACAGGTTTAAGTATGTAATCTTGGGCTAGATAAGGTACTTCATACCATCTGTAACCCGTTGTATCGTCGATAACTTGTAATATTTCGATAATGTTATCATCCTGTATTGTTCTTATCGGAAATCTTTCAGGAGTTCCAAAAGATATAGTCGTAGACTTTACTTGACCAGAAATAGCTTGAGTTTGCTTTTTTAACAAGTAAGTATTAGGGTTTCCGCCTACTGTAGTATATACAGAAATTTCTGTCGGGTCTATAGAGGATGATAAGTTAAAGTTTATTCTATTAGGACAATAAAAATAATTAGTAGAATTAATATTAGATCTTACCTGCATTCCTTCTTCAACGATCATTGCATAGTTAAAGTCTGGTGCATAGCTTGATCCAGAAGCGGGTACTTGTTGATAGACGTCTAGTGTAACAATAGCTGCAGAAGTTACTTTAGGTCTATAACCTAGCATGTAGGCTAGAGTGTATAAGTTATTAGTCTGTTTTGCGTACTCAAGGAAAGTTTCCTGGGTTTGGTTATCCAAGTAAAAAGATAAGACATCTCCAACATAAGATGCCATATCGATAAACATAGTACCGGGAGATGAAGTAGAGAAGTCGTTATACGAATTCGGATAATACGTCTTCGCATACTCTATTAACGCGTTCTTAAACGTGGTAAAATCTTTGTTTAAGTATCTTATATTTTTATTAGCCATTTAAACTCAGT